GCTTTAGGGCCAGTAGGCAGTGCTTTTTGAGTAAGGTCATCATCGTCATCTTCTTCTCCGGATCCTAGTGCCTTTGGAGCTTTAGGGCCTGGAGGCAGTGCTGCCTCGTTCTTAGCAGGGTCAGCCTTTTTCTTGTCCTTGTCCGTCATTGCTATCCTTGCATCAATTATCTTATCAATTTCAACAATTAGATCATTTAAGAGAGACCCGGATGTGTACTTCACGTATTGTGGAGCGCCGTATGCTGAACTGTACTTTAGGTCAGGATACACGTCGGTTTCATGAATCTCAATCGATTGCTTGGTCTGATCCCATAGGGGTTGTTGCCCTTTTCCAGGATTCTTCCAAGTGATTGCGAAACTAATTATTGATTCTGCTATTACGCCTTGTTCTGCCAATTCTTATCCAATTTCTTTTTCTCCCTGAAATTCTTTTCCACGGTTAGATTTCTTTCTAGTTGGGTCGACCGGTTTGTAGTTGGCCCAAATTTCATTATAGATTCTGCAAGAAGCCCCCATGAAATTAACGATTCCAACGTACTTCTTACGGTCTGCACCCTTCATTTTAGAGATTTTCTTTCCAATGCTTCGCGCATCATCCAAGTCCAATTCCTCATCTTCAGTCTTTCCGACCAAGTCTTTGATAGAATTTTCCTGAATCAGGTAAGCTTGAAAGGACTGAACCTTATGCTTGTTTTGATCTTTCATTTCAGGATCGCTTTTTTATTACTTAGGCATTTTAGCCATGCTAGGCTCAACTTTCTTGTTGATAGCCTTTCCTTTGATAACCAATTTAGCCATCTTAGGTTCAACTTGTTTATTAATCGAACTACCTTTAGAAGTAGGTAATTTAGAAGTTTTTACATCAACTGATTTGCTGATTGCTTTACCTTTACCTTTAGGCAGGCCTGCCATTTCCGGTTTAACTGATTTGCTGATTGCTCGACCATTTCCTTTAGGAAGATCTGAAGTTTTAGCGTCTACTGACTTGTTAAACTTAGAACCTTTACCTTTAGGCATGTCTGCCATGTGTTGATCGATTGACTTCTTTTCAAAAAGAAATTCGCCGTAGCTTAAAACTGATTTGCTCATTGTGTTTTATTATTTTATAGTGTCTTTAGGAATATTATTTATTTGAGCTCAAATCATAAAAACAAAAAAAGGCTCTCCAATGGAGAGCCTTCTATTATTGTCCTGTTTCGTTGTTACGATTAGTAAGAAGCAGAAGGACGGTTTGAACCAGTCAATACACCTAGACCGTCAACAGTCAATGTGATGTATTGTGTTTCAGGGTGCCATCCAGCCTCAGTGATTGCATAACGAGACTTCATACCGATCTTAGGAGAGAAAGTTCCCTCTGCGATAGTTTGAAGAGACTCAGCCATGATGTAAGGTAAGAATTTAACACCTGGTTCTTCGTCAGCACCTTTACGTCCGATGTGGATACGGTTATCGCTGAACTTCAAGTTAGGATCTACGTAGATGGTTAAACCGTGTACTTTACCTGCAGGATATAATTGACCTGGAGTAGAAGGTAGATCATTATTGAATGGAGCAAAAGAGTAACCAGCAACATCAGCAAGAGCAGATGCAACACGACCATTAGTCACGATGTAAGTACCAGCACCAAAACGACCTCTATGATAAATCAAGTTAGCCATTTCAAGAATTTTGGTTACAACACGACGTTGTAGTGTTGAGATGTTCTCGAAACCAGTTGAACCTACAGTTAGGTTAAGGGTACAGATGTCAGCACCTTCAACCGCTTCAAGAGAAGTTTTGTGAGTAGCTCCTAAAGTTAATACTCTGTCAACCAATTTCTTGTTGATAGATTGAGCAAGTTCGTTAACTGCTACGTTTTCCAACATAGAGATTACATCGAAGTTCCAAACTCTGTTAAGATCTTGGATTTGCTCAACTGTTGCAGAGATAGCAATTTGGTCGCCTTTAGCCTCGATGAACTTAGTGAACATACGAAGACCCATTTGACGGAATTTAGAAACCTCAGCTGTAGCACGAGTCATTCCATCGAAGTTAGCTTGAGAACCAGTAGCTCCTAAGAAAGGACCATCAAATGCAGTTGATGCATAGTCAGCATCACTTTCTGAAGTGAAACCAGAGATATGGTTTTCTAGTGCAGATACCAAAGTAACTGTCATACCATCAGCACCTCCGAATCCTAACCAAGGATTAGCCGTTGTACCAGCAGCAGCGGCACTAGTATCAGTACGAGTACCTGTGCGAGTAACGTTATCAAGAGCAGCAACCGCATCAGCTACTGTAGTAGTAGATGAATCAGTTGTTCCACCTTGAACCACTTTAAGGATTGGTAAACCGTCTACACGAGATTTTCCAACGTATTGGAATTTGAATGCAGCAGCCGCATTACCAGTATCACCTTGGATATAATCACCTATTGTGATACCTGTATTGACTGCAGAAGATAATTTAACTAAGAACGGCTCATATTGAGTGTCTAAATTACCACCTTGGTATACATAATCCAAATAAGGTAAGAAACCTACTGGAGAATCCATAGGAACTACACCAACTAGGTCGAAACCAATAGTTTTAGCAGCAACTTGGATAGCCACCGGTAAAAGGCTTGGGAATTTATCACCAGAACCTGATACGCTTGCGCCGTAACCTGCTTTAGTAGCACCACCACCAGTGAACGGAGTCATTCCGCTAGTAGGAGCAGAGATTGCACCCATTGCGCTGATTGAACCCGGTTGTTGCAGGAACAAACCTGGAGCTGAACCTGAAGCTAATGCCTCGTTTAATGAACCTGCGTTATCGAAGATAGCATGGTTGTGAGCTAAGTCAACTAACCAAGGACGAGCTTTAATGTCTGCGCCATAACCTTCTAAAACTGGAGCCCATGTTTCTTTGATTGAAGCATCGTTCAATCTTTTGAAAATTTTTGTTGCCATTTTGTTTTAAAATGTTTTTTTAGTTTTGTGCTCTTCTTTGGAGCATTTCAATGTAAGAATTAGAGTAGCCTCTTAGTCCTTCATTGACTTGTTTTAACGAGACATAACCTTCTTTACCTTGGTTTTCGTTAATTGTTTGATTATTTATATTTGCTTGAGTCGCAATTCTTTCACTAATTCCTCTAAGATTACGTGAATCCCAGAAGGCTTTAACTTGGTATGGAGTGTTCAACGCCATATTATTAGCTTGTGCTGAAATCCAATTTTTTTCACCGTCTGTCATGCTTTCGTATACTTCTTTGTATTGAGCAGGCATGAATTTAACGTAGTTAGGAGTGTTTTCAACCTGCTTGTTAAGAACCGCTTCCATGATATTAACTACTTCGTCTTCTGTGAAGAAGATAGCACCTCTCATTGTCTCAACGATTGCGGTTTTAGACGTTTGATCTAAGTTATAGAAAGCCTGTTTTCTAGATTCGCTTAACAGCTTCAAGAAAGGATATTTGCTTTCTAAAATTGCGTGAGCTGTATTGGATTTAATATGAGTTAAGATACCGTCAACTGCATTAACTAGATCATCTACTGATGAAGTTTCAGAGATTTCAAAATTAGCACTTTCATTTAATTTTTTAACCTCTCCCAATAGAGAACGTGTTTTAGCGGTTGCTCCAGGAATCATTTTTTCATTTAAAGATTCAGCAATATAGCTAGAATACTTGATACCTTTATCTAAGTTTTCTCCTAAGTAGTTAGAGTATTGGATTGTTGCATCAAGATTCTCAGCTAAGTAGTTAGAGAATTTGATTCCATTTTCAGCGTGTTCTGCAACGTGCTCAGCATATTGAATGCTTAGGTCAACGTTCTCAGCTAAGTAGTTTGTGTACTCTACTGTTTTTTCAACGTTTTCTGCAACGTATTCAGCATAGTTAGCTGTTTCATTTACTTTTTTACCTAAGTAATCAGAGTAGGCAATGTTCTTTTGAACTTTGTCTCCCAAGTAGTCAGAGTAGTCAATTACATTGTTTACTTTTTCTGCAACATGCTCAGTGTAATTAACACCCTGATTCATCATAGTTGAAAGATAGTTAGTGTATTCAACTAGGCTTTCCATTTCGCCAGCTAAGTAGTTTACGTACTCAACCATTTTCGAAACTACTGGTGATTCATCAGTTGAAGCGTTTTCAGAGATCTTTTGAAGACCTTTATTGTTTTTGGAGATGCTCTCTTGTAAAGTTGAAAACTTCTTTTTAACCAATTCAGAGTATTGGTTCATCTCGTCTTTTGTTACAAACTCATTAGCCATTTGCTGTGTATTATTTTGTTTAGGGGTTGTTTCAGAATTATTTATTTTATAGATTCTCACAGAATCTTCAAAATTGAAGTTTTCAGAAATATCCATTAATTTGTTGGTAATTGCCGTAGTCTTTAGATTATCTAAAGATTCAAAAATCGCTGAGAAACTTCCTTGTAGGCTTTCAGATACCTGAGATAACGAAGCTTGTGAGAAACCGGGTTCAGCTACTAGATCGTAAGTGAATATCTTATGTAGTTTAACCTTACCGTTCTGATCAACATTACCTGCTGCTCTAGATGATACTGATGTTGTACAGCCAGCTTCAACTAAAGTCTTTGCGATCTTTCCGCATGGAGTATCAAGAAGTCGTAGTCTAATCTTTACGCTGTTGGAACCTTCATCGTAACTAAGACTTTCGATTACGTGAGATACGTTAGCTAAGGAAATATCAAATTTTTGTGGATGATCAAGTTCACCAAAGAGTCTGCGCTCTTCAATCTTCTTGTTTAGATACTGTAGGTGAGGTAAGTACTCATTCTTTTCGTATACACGGTTATTTTCGTTTACGACTCCAAAAACGGCAGCAGTACCTTCAAGAATAACGTCACCGTTAGATTCTTTGGTTACAGTAACGGCCTCGTTAATTCTTTCAATGATAAACACCGAATTTTCAGGAATGACCGTTTGGTTTAGGTTAGCGATTTTAGTACTACTCAACTTAATTCGACTTTTTTTGATTATTTATACGTGCTCCTTTCATATAAGGTGAGCAGTACTATCATTATTTATTAAAGTCGAGTAGCAAGTCTTTTAAAATCTGTAGTTTTTCTTCACTAATTTTTGAAAAATCCGGCTTGGTCACAATTATCTTGAATACGTAATTGCCCCTATTGCCGAAGGCTGAAACCAGTCCCTGATTGGGTATTCTGACAGTAATGTCATTAAGGGTATCCCGATTGAATGATTTTATTCGATATTTCTTACCTAATTGACTCTCAAGTAAGGTCTCTTCATTAAATAGTACATCATGTAAAGACAGTTCAATTCGTTGAATAAGGTCGCTTTGGTCAATCGCAATCCCTAACATGTCAATATTTACTCTAACAATAAGATCTCCAGTTACCACCATTTTTCTAGCCCTGCCGAAAAAATCAGTTTCGTTTGTCTCTTGTACAGAACCTCCGCCCCTAACCTTTAGTAAAATGCAGTACCTGCCATTTTCAACGGTGATTGGATAGCCGTTCTCTGCTAGGTTTACTAATACCTTTACCGTCTTCATTTCTGTGCCAGTTGAACCTCCCACGTTTTTAGTTATTGAATACTGAACTTCAAAAGAGGTTCCTTCCATTACCTCTTTGATTGAAGCCCATTTATCAACAGTATGAGTTAGATTCTTGAAATTAGAACGATTTCCGCCAAACGAAAAATCATGAAAACTATCATAGAAGCTATTGTGCTGGCCTCTCGGTCCACGACCAGCATCATACTGCTTACGTTTAGTTGCATTACCTAGAGTTTCATAGGCTTCTGCAATCTCTTTGAACTTATCTTCAGATTCCTTACTTCCGCCGTTTTTGTCAGGATGATGTTCGGTCACAAGCTTACGATAAGCCTTTTTAATTTCATCTGGCGAAGCAGTTTCTGCAACTCCCAACGTTTCATAATAATTTTTCAATGGTTAAATCTAGTATGATATTTACAGTATAATACTAAATACCTCCAACAAGTTTATCGTGTCTATAAATAAGAAAAAGTAAAATCCTCAAGTGAAAACCGTATTATTTACATATTATTCAAATCCTGTACAGGATATTTTTCTAGAGAATGTCGAGTCTATCCTTAGGAACAGTCAGACAGATTACGATGAACTTGTGATTTGTTCTCAAATTGAAGTGCCTTTGAAGCTTGTAATTTTTTTATCTAAAAAATGTAAAGTAACTAGAGTTTTTCCAAACTACATGTCTCAACAAATAAAAAAGGAAAACTCACAATCCAATCAGTACAAAATCGACCCTTTCATATTTAGTGCGCTTTCCTACATGGACGCGATCGTTACTGTGTTCGATCCTCACCTATTCATACTTAAATCAATTCCAGCATATTCTGACCGAAATATTTTTTATCGAACGCACAACGGCTTAATATGCCCTCATCTTTTCACAATCGTTAATACTGAGGCTACTTCCAAACTGATATCTGCTGCTATTACTGGACCAGATCTAGTTAGCGATATTGGAATTAAAAAGTTCACTTACACTCTAACAAATGGAGTACGGTTCAGTTCAGATTCAATCTATGACAAGTTTGTAGTCTTCGATAACCCGGATCAGTCAGATCCATTACTTGTAGATCGGCTGCTTGCCTTAAATTTTAGAGAAACTTCAACCTCTCAAGACATTCACAAGCAGATGTTTGCGGTCCGAAAGACTGGGCTTCCTAAAGTATCCACCCTAACTAAGATAAAAACAAAAGCGACCGATACTATATTTGCAGCATTCAGGCAAGATATAAAATCAGATTCACCAGATTTAACCGAACTTAATCCAACCATTCTATTTAAGTATTTTCCAAACGGCGAAATCCAATCTACTAAGGCTCGCATTTTAGAAATAATTGAAAACTGTAGCTGTCATGAATATTGGATAGTTGGAAACATGAAGTCAAGTGATCCTCTATTTGTGGAATTTTCTAATCAAATTTCATCAATTGACTCGGATAAGATGATACGATCGTTAGATGAATTGGAAACTTCTGGAAAGACTTGGGACATTGTCTACGATTTATCTAGTTCGACCGGGCCCTTGACCAAAGGATTTGATACGGAAATTCGACACAGCTACCTTAATTCAATATCATCATTTAATAAAACGACAAAACCTCAATCAAATTCAGTCGACCTAACTGAAGCACCTGCGGTAGAAACCAAAACTTCTAATTTTCAATTTTTATCAAAAATTAAAAAATCAGAAGAACGAAAATCATTATCTCAACTACTGATTAGTTATTACTCTGATTTTACATCGAGTGGATATTACCGAGCGTTTGCAATGCAGCTCATTAAGAAATGTGACGAGTTTAAGATTAGTTTTGATATTTCTGAGCTCTCTCCTCGAGGCGGATATGCAGCAAACTGTCTCATGAAACCTGAATTCATTTTGGCTAAAATGATGACTCATAAAAGAGGCGTTATATGGATGGATTGCGATACTGATTTTAGGGAGCCGTTCAGCGAATTCAATAATCTTTTTCAAGATATTGGATTAGCTACTCACAGCGGAGATATGAATGGAATACAGGCATCTCCGGTTTTTTTAAATTACACAGAGGATGCTTTTAAAATCGTAAGAGAGTGGATCGTACACTGCAATTCCGCGTTTGAGAAAGGAATTCCTGAACTAGATCATGATGCTCTGAAACACTATGTTCTTGAGAAATTAAATGGACAATATAGTGTATTCTTACTTTCTGATAATTGGCTGGATTTTGTAAATGGCAAATACATAAATAACGGTAATAGTGAAATTCCAGGAAAGGACAAAATCCACCAAGCAGTTCAGAGCCTAACTCATCAGGCTAGATGGAATCTATCAAAATCTGTCAAAACTGTTGTGATCAAAATATCTGAGTCTGAACCTGATCCAATTAAGTTAGCCTATTCTGCTTTACTTAATTTTTCAAATCATAGTCGACTAAAGATATACTTGCCAATCCAACAGTTAACTCAATCAAGTGACGAAATTACTCGTTTAAAAATTGAGTCAGGTGGCGCGATTTATTATGGCCAAGCCTCTTTATCTGAAAATGAGGTTTTAATAAACATTGACGCCAATTCAAATTTACAAAAAAATTGGGATAAACTATATGCACATTAAAGGAATCGGACTTCCATTTCCAGCCGAATACTCATCATGTTCAAATTTATCAACCGCTAAGTTTGAGTGGACAACCTCAGACTCAAATACTGTAGTCTATATAGACGATTCAATTGAACAAGGGCTCCTTACTCCATCTGCCGTTGGAAAATACGGATGGCTATGTGAATCTAGGCAAATTTGTGATTCAATCCATTCAAAAATATTAAATGATTTGCCAAAATACAAAAAGAGCTTTCACAAAATATTTACATGCGATGAATCCCTTTTAGGTGATCCATTTTTTGTTTACTGCCCACCTGGTTCCAATTTACCGTGGACAAAGCCGGAAGAGATGAAGCTTTACGAAAAGACTAAGGTCTGTTCAATGATATGTTCGCCAAAGGCTAGAACCCAAGGCCACATGATTAGGTTACAGGTCGCAGCTCAACTACAGAATCACCTAGATCTTTTTGGAGGAGCCCACGGCTCTCAAAGAATAGGTGAAGGTTCTGGGCCAACTGGCGACTGGTGGAGATCGAAATTGCCAGCCTTGAAAGAATATAAATTTTCAGTAGTTTTTGAAAATGCGGTTTACGATAAGTATTACACTGAAAAAATAACAGACTGTTTTGCTACTGGAACGGTTCCAATTTATTGGGGAACTAGGAAAGTTAGTGAAGATTTTAATCCAGAAGGAATAATCTTTTGGGATGAATTTAAGGGAGTCGACTCGTTAACCTCAGAATTATATGAATCTAAATTACCTTACATACAAGAGAATCTAGCAATAGTAAAAAGCCTTGAATCAGCGGACGACTTTCTCTTTTCAAAAATACAGGCCTTAGGTAAAAATGATGATTAACTGTATTTTAACAATACCGTATTTTAAATCTATATCGAATCTTCGAAATCGTGAATTCCTAATATGTTTAGAACACAATATAAATAATCCAGCGATTGATGTAATAATTTTACTCTGTGAAACTCCTCCATCGAATATAGACATATTAAATGATCCAAAAATTGTGATAAAAATATTAAAGGCCCGACCTACTTATCATGAAGCTTTTACAATATCCCAACGTTATAGAAAAAGAAAGATTAAAAGGGCTTCTAACTGCTTAATAATCGTCGCAAACGGTGACATCATCTTCGATGAAGCTGTTATCTCTAAGGCCTTTTCTAGGATTGGAAAGAATATTGCAATTGCTTTATCTAGATGGAATTTAACTCTTACTTCAGATCTTACGATTGACGCAGAATTGCATGACTGTTGGGATAGTCAAGACTCCTGGTTTTTTCTTAATCAAATAAAGCGCGGAAACTTTAAGTTTAAGATTGGGATTCCTGGCTGTGATAATCGACTTGCTCATGAGTTATCCGTTAGCAAATACCGTGTCATAAATCCAGCAAAGAGCCTCATTACCAAACATTTACACCTGACTGATTTTAGAACATATTCGAATTCAACTGTTCGAATTGAACCTCCATATAAATTTATTAGCCCAACTGAATAATATGAAACTTGACTTACATAAAGTTACCGCGATCTGCATAGACGGCCGTCAAATGGAGCCGGCAATTATCGACAAATACCGAATCATCATAAACTACATGATGTCGACTATTGATTTTTACGAAATTAAGTTTTTCGGAACGGTCGACCCGGAAATTCCAGGACTAAATTTCACTAAAATCGATCAAATGAGCATTGAAGGATACTCTAAATTTTGCATATTTGATTTAGTAAAATTTGTAGATTCTGAATACTGTCTCATTTTTCAGGACGATGGATTCGTTGTAAATCCTGAACTTTGGGATGATGATTTTTACAATTACGATTGGATAGGTTCTCCATGGCCACTTTACATGGGTTGGCCAACGATTGGCCATCAAGTAGGAAACGGCGGATTTTCGTTAAGAAGCAAAAGACTATTGGAATTAACTTCAACTTTCACAGATTGGGCAGGTCAGAATGAAGACGCCTTCATCGTAAGTTCAAAAAAATCAGTGCTTGAATCAAACGGTCTTAAGATTGCACCAGTCGAAGTTGCAACTCGCTTCTCGGTTGAAAATGAAATGACTTCTGACCATGGACTCCACACCGTTTTTGGATTTCATGCAAAAAATAAAATGGACTTAGCCCTCGAAAAAATAAAACAAAAACTATGATAAAGACTTTAGCTTACTATCCAATTCATTATGGAGCAGAATATTTGGATGCTTCAATAAAATCAATTAACGATCACGTTGATAAAATTGTAATTCTATACACTCCCAAGCCCAGTTATGGCTATGGAACCCAATTGGTTTGCCCAGAGACCGAGTCAGAAATTCGTGAAATTGCACAAGCTGCCTCAACTAAAGTCCATTGGATCAACACTGATGGCTTAGGTAATGAAGGTCAACATCGAGGTTTGGCTTGGAACTTTGCTCCAGGGTATGATGTTATGCTAGCGGTCGATGCTGATGAAGTTTGGGAACCTTCCTCTTTGGAACAATGCATCAAGGAAACGTATGAAGGTACGTCTTGGAGGCGAAACGTAAACGGTTTTGTCAACTTTTGGAAATCTTTTGATTGGGCATGTTATGATGGGTTTCAACCAGCTAGACTATTTAACATAAATAAAAATAATCAAATTGAAGAATCTATTAATGGAACAATCTATCATTTCGGATATGCTCAATCTAAAAAAATAATGGATTACAAATTTGAAATTCACGGGCATAAAAACGAAATAAAACCAGGCTGGTTAGATAATACTTATTACGCTTGGCAACCTGGAGATAAAGATATACATCCAACGTGTACAGTATGGGGAGAAGCCGTTGCTTTCGATAAAAATACCCTGCCTGATGTTTTGAAAGCCCATCCAAATTTTAATAAAGAAATAATATCATAAAAAAATAATTTAACTTATGAGAAGTATATTAGTTGGAATTCCAGTAATTTATTGTGAAGATTGTGTTTACCGATGTATTAACGCAGTAGAACCACAAGCTGATGAAGTTTTTATTATTGATAATAATTCAACAATCGGTATTAAAGAAATAATTTCAGGTAAAAATGTTTTAACTAATTCTACTAATGTATTTGTTAATCCGGCATGGAATCAAATAATGGAAAAGTTTTTAACCTCAGCCCACGATTACTTAATCATATTAAATTCAGATTTGGTTTTAAAGCCTGGAATTCTAAATAAAATTAGAGAAACTGATATTGATTATGAAAAAACCATTATGCTGCCAAATCCAGTTAATGAATTTTCAGTTAATCCGCCTAATACCGTTGATGAAATTCCTGGAGGTTTTCCTGGAATTATGATCGTTTTATCAAAAGAAATGTGTAAAGCAGTTTATCCAATTCCAACTGGCTTAAAATTATGGTTTGGAGATGACTGGATTTTTGGTAAACTTAAAAAATTAAATTACTCATTAAATATCTATTCAGAAATGGAGGTAATTCATATTAATGGAGGTAGCCGTAGTATTTTTAATTTACCTAACTATACTGACATAATTGAGGAAGATAAAGTGATTTGGGAAACTGTAAAAAATCTAATTTAATTATGATTTCTTGTAATATATACGTTGATAATCAGGAAATAATTAATTATCCGATTTATGAAATTATACAAAAACTAGACTTTATAGACTATATTTTTATATATTGTGGCGATCAAATTAGTCATGATATTATACAACAGTTAGTAAAGGATCCACGTATTACAATTGAAATCATTAATTTTAAAATTAGACAACCTGATGATATTGCAATCGCTCAAAATATGTGTATTGAATTAACTAAGAAAAAGGTAAATACTGGCTATATTTTAATATTACAAGCGGATACTCAAATAACCCCAGCCGGTAAACAGTATATATTGGAGTGGATTGCTAATCCAACTGGTCCAGCAATTTCATTTATTACACAGCACGTTAAATTATATATTGAGACATACACTACTAATTGGGGCGCTGATTTAATTGAGATAAATGCAATAAATCGGTATATTGGTGATGGAGCGTATTTGTCACCAAACCCTGATACCTATGGGGAATCTGCTGGATTTATAGATATTGGATACATGTCATCTGATATTTGGTATAAGAAAATAAAACAGCATAGACTAACTTGGAATAGTGAGGCCGGCTTAGCTCAACAGACTCTGTATGAAACTGATAAAGACCGATTTATTTTAGAAATGGGCAAATACCTAACTGAATCACATAATGACGTTAGAACCTTTATTGATATTAATAATCCAGTATGGTTAGATGCTCTTACTTCTATGAATTTACTCGATGATTATTTATATACTAAAAAACTATTAGAATTATGAGTGTAACTATCGCATACGGCGGTAACTTTGGAAATAATTTATTTCAATATTCAATTGCTAGATTATACGCGGAGGCTCACAATCGTGCTCTTATAACTCCATGGATTCATCAATCTATTGTCGGTATAATTGATCCATTACCTGGTGCAATATTTAGTGAACCTGATTTAACAATTGATGAACCTACTATAGATAATTTATTTCATTTACCAATTGATGCAAATGTATGTTTTAGTGGATACTTTCAACAATCTAATCGATATTTACCAAATAGATCAATTATTAGATCGTGGTTAAAAACTCAATATCTTACACGCGAGACCAATGATATTGTTGCTCATGTACGAGCCGGCGATTATGGTAGAGCACATAGAATACACCCAGATTGGTATAAAAAAATTTTAGATAGTGAATCTTATGAAAACCTACACTTAGTTATGAATCCGATTGACCACGAATATATTACTGCACTTAAAGACTATAATCCAATAGTCCATAGCGGTTCAGTTAAGGACGACTTTGAATTAATAGCATCACACAAAAAAATTATTTGTAGTAATAGCACTTTTTGTTGGTGGGCTGCATTTATTGGTAATCCAGAAAAAGTATTTACATTTAAGCCGTGGTTACCAATTCCTGAGGTTAATCTAACCGATTTGCCAAATTCTGTTACACTAGACGGATATTTTTTAGAATAAATAAAAATACTGATGAAAATAAAATTTTCAAGAAAAAAATCTATAAACAAATGAACCAAATGAAATTTATGAGGTTTGATGTAATCAACTTCTTAATCGAAAAGTTTAACTATAAAACCTATTTAGAAATAGGCTTGCAATATGGTGTTGCTTGGGAAAAAATAAATTGTCAACACAAGGTCGGAGTTGAACCAATCCACCAGCATGAAGATCCTAGAATCAAAAAACTGTACAGTGACGAATTTTTTAATCATAACTCAGAAAAATTCGACATAATTTTTATTGACGGTGATCATAACTACGAACAAGTAATAACGGACATTAGAAATGCTAAATCCTGTTTGAACCCAGGCGGTTCAATTGTTCTTCACGATTGTCGACCGCTTGACGAAAATCATGGAACAAATCCATTTTTAAATGGAACGGTTTGGAAAGCAGTTTGCGAAATTAGATCTGAGTCAGGTTGGAGCATTTGTACACTAGACGATGATCACGGAGTTGGCGTACTCAGAGAAGGAGATATGACCCCGATCCAAGTCGGTCCAGAAATATCATATTCTGTCTTTGATAGCCTCAAGTTAGAAATTTTAAATCTTAAAAGTGAAGATGAATTTAAAAATAATTATAATAACTAAATGAAAACTTTATTGGAAATATATGATCCAACTACTAGTGACAAAGGAACCAATCACAGCTATATTGAGCACGTATATGAGGACCTTTTTAAAAAATACAGAGAGACTGCTAACTCTATTCTAGAAATCGGCACCTATGAGGGAGGCTCGTTATTCATGTGGAAAGAATATTTCACAAATGCCAAAATATATGGACTCGAAACGTTCAAGAGAGTAGACATTGAAGATGATAGAATAACGCAAATCATTGCCGATGCTTATTCTCAAATCACAGCCGACCTATTTCATGACAATTTCGATATAATAATAGACGATGGTCCTCATTGCGGCCACAGTCAACAATGTTGCATTGAACTGTATTTACCGAAGGTCAAACCTGGAGGAATACTTGTGATTGAAGACATTTCTAGTACAGAAGTATTAAATGGATTAATATCAACAATCCCAGCTGGCTTAGAATTTGAAGTGTTTGATTTGAGACATCTTAAGGGCAGATGGGATGATTTAGTTTTAGTCATTAAAAAATAATTACGTAAATGAAACTTGCAGTAGGTTACGTAGTCTTTGATGGGCTTGAAACCCTAGAAGCCTCAATTAGATCAATTAGAGAATGTGTCGATATCGTGATTGTCTCTTACCAGACAGTATCATGGGGAAATACTCAGTGTTCACCATTGCTGGTACCCACACTAGAGAGTCTCAAGGAGAATGGCCTAATTGATGTAATAATGGAATTCACAAAATTTGCCCCGTCATCCCTAACTAAACCGGACGATGTGATCCGAGCTAAAAAATACGAATGTGATAAGAGGCAGAGTTGTTTAGATAAAGCTCTTGAACTTGGAGCAACTCATTATACCTCAATGGATGCGGATGAGTTCTATATTAAGGAACAGTTTGAAGAGGCCAAGCGCCAAATCATACAAGATAAGTTACAGGCAACTGCAGTTCGCTACATAAATTACTTGACTCCAACTCTACATCAAGGTTACTCCAGATTCAAGGTGCCGTTCATTTATGAGATTGGTCCAACGAGTCGCCATCATTCGGTGCAGTTCATGTTCTCTGATGTCGATCCAACTCGTGGAATCACAGACGATTCTTACACACGATCCAGAGTTTTTGAACGTGATCTAATAACGATGCACCACATGGAAATGGTTAGGGAAGACCTGCTCGGCAAGTACCAAGCCTCAAGTCGATATTTTAGAAAAAGGGAAGACTTGCCGACTCTTGCTGAGGATATTACTCATGCAAAGAAAACAGGCGAGCTCAGATTTAGAGCAATTCATTTTGGAGATTCACTAAGCGGTTTAAATAAGGAGTTGGTATTAACTGAATGCGAAGATCTTTTCGACTTACATTCCTACCGTAACGGTACCCGATAATAATTTAGGTAACATAGAAGTAACGTATGCTGAGTTTGCACCAGGTGTGCTTGGCATTTTAGCATCGAGTGCCGAGGCTAGAGTCACCAATATTTCAAATAGAGTATTTCCCATTACGGCATGTTCGGCCTTTGCATTTGCACCGATATTCGTTAATTGACCGTTAATATTTACGGTTTGACCCTCTAGGGTTACTACATTAGACGTGACGTTCACTTGAGATGAACTTTGTACGTTGATAACGTTTCCATCAAATTCCATTGATGACAGTCCGTCCTTATGATAAATTTCAATCTTTGAATTTTGATCAATTGTCAAGTAGGAGTCCTTCATTTCCAAGGTTAGTCCCCTACCTTTAGTGAAGTATATTTTGATATGTTCATCTCCATCAAATAGAATATAGTGAGCTCCCTCATACTCGTAATCCGTGCTAGACTGCAGAGCCTCCTTGATATCGTCTCCAATCTCTTGGATTTGACCGTATTCTGGTGAGTAGAGATTTCCATTATTGAAAACAACTTCAACAATTGAACCTTTCTTGGGAATTGAAATTGATCCAGCCTTTGCATACTGCCCAAAGAAAGTGGGCTTTTTCATTTGTGTTGCCCATGGAATATCCTCAACCGGCAAATTATCAAATATGCTGAAAACCCTGACCCGGCAACGGCCTTCTCTCAATGGATCCTTCACATCAACCACCTCTCCCAAGTACTTGGTAACAATTAATTCTGCACCGCTTTGATCTTTTACAATTTCATTATTTGAAGTTATCATATATTAATTATGGGTAAACGTCTCCTAGTGCTCCGTCTTTAATTATTTTACTAGTGTCAGCTCCCGGATAAACATCATCATTGACTCCTTGACCTCCAACCGGCCCAACTGGCGATCGCCTTCCTAAGAGTTGACCTGATCCAAGAACTTCCGTACTTCTATTATACACATTTTGCGCTAACACGGTTTCAAGGCCAGTCTGTAATCGGTTAGTTAGGTCTCCGACTAGTCTAGCTGGAAGTCGTGCTGCACTAGATAAGAACCTTTGAGCTCTACCCTCGAGTGAACTCGCAAGGCCTGAAAAAATACCTAGTGAATGGTAATCTGACTCCGATGACTCTTCTGACTCTTCTAACACCCAGCCTGCTCGTATCTTGAAAGACGTCGCGAACGGTTTATCCTCAGTGTAGGCTTTAATTTCACTACCGCTAATTGCTCCTCCGAGCGTCTCCGAAAAATCAAATTCGCATCTTTGCAGTCTGTACTTTATTTGGTGTAGTCCGCTTGCTAAATTAGCCGATCGATCATCAATATCCCTAATTTCAAATAGCGTGATTGTCATGTCAAATGTTCTTAAGTTATCCGGTAGAGTGTAACACATTTTATCTGAATCATAAATTGCTTTACGATAGTATTCTGCGAACTTAAGTAGAGGTTGTTCAATTGAATCGAGGCAGTTAACCGTAATTTCAGCTTTCTTATCTCCGTCCTTCACTCGCATTGCCGCCTTCCATAACTGATCGACTCCTTGAATTGATTGAAAGTACCATGGAGACTCCTGTAGTTTTCGCAACTGCTTAATTGCTTCCGGTAATTTGTCATCATGGTATTTCGTCCACGGTGAACCATATATTGCTAACCAATCTTGCGCAGGCCATTCAACGTTAACGTAATTTGTGTCAACATCAGTTGCCGCTCTGGCGGGTCTAAATAAATTGTCCCAAAATAAACCGTCTCCGGTAGTTGAGGGTACTGTGTTTAACCATTCACTCTCGGGAGTGGCTTGATTTGGAAAAAAATCAAGATCAAATGTTAGAAAAATCGGGTCCTGTACATCATTTAGTGCACTCTTTACGAATTGTTTATACCGCTTAGGTCCATTTATTAATTGAGCCATTATTATTAAATTTTATTTTCCATTTTAGGTTCAGGAAACCAACTACGACGGCTTAACATCATTACCGTTGAAAATTTCTGACGTGGTTCAGCTGCTGCATTGTAATGATATGAAATGCTCTTTACGTAATATGCACCGCTTAAATACTCATCCTTGATTTGAGCGGACGCTGTATCTCTGCCCGTTTTTTCTCTGTCCTGCTGACTATCTTCAGTTGCCAGCTCGTCTTTAGCCGAGTCATCACTTGCTCTTTTTAAACGATCTCCATAGATGTCAACTGCCAATCTAGCACCTCTACTGATATTGTGATTAATACCGTCAAGCTTGACTCTTAACAGGTTCTTTTCAGTCTCTTCACGATTATGGTGATTCACCAGCTTTGCGTACTTATAGCTTAGATGACTATTACCATAGTCAGTTCCCATCCATTTAACAATCTCGTTACCGGCATCCGTATAGTCAGTGAGATCTGGCGTTTGGTGAACTTGATCACCGTTTGGCGATATCGTTGAAAGAGGTTCAACGAACCAGTCTTTAAGAGCCTCTTCTTCTCCTTGCTGGTACATTTGTAGTCGCTTTCTAAAACCTGATCTTTGTAAAATACTGCCGTTTTCGCTTATCATTGAGTACTCTACTATCGTAAAGTCTGAGCCAGCTCCAAGATTTGAGCCGTTCGTCAAGATTATTGGAACTTGCGAATCAATACTAAGGCTATCTGCCGCATCTTTTGCTAAACTTAAATCTGCGTATTCGGTTGAGGTTGCTGCATAGCCTAGCGGAATATCCTTATCACTATCAAACGGCTTAAATTGATTTTCTACATTTACCAAGCAGAGTGTATAGTATCGATCAATGAAACATTCAAAAAACGTGTCTTTGTTTTTGAAACTATGATCAGCGATCATTTTAATGAAGGCTTTATAATTCAAGTTTGGATTAATCCATGTCATTTTATCATCAAAAGCTTCTTCATTTGACGCGTATCCAATTTGAAGTTCCCTAGCTATTTTTTGTAAAGCTTCTTGAGACGTCATGTTAGAATAGGATTTCACGAAATTACCGTTCAGTTTAGGAATGTACAGCTCGCCATAAAAATCATATCGAGTTATCGATTGACCCATTGGCATTGACTGAATATCCGTTATTAAAAACGTTTGACAAAGCTCATTTAATTTTGAATGACTCCTTGCGATGTAGATTGTCAATAGTGGATTCTTTTTAGGAAACGTAACTGACGTGAATGTTCCAGATGAATCAAAAATGCTCACATGTATTTTAGGAATCAATTCATCATAGTATATTGAAGCCGATATAATATCAGTTGATGGAATTCTAGCATTACCTATTTTAACCAAAGGCGATTTCTTTCCAAGTTGAGATGCGTAACCTGTGCGATCTGGAGTTCTTTGAACTTCGCCGTCCGGTTTTTCCAAATCAAGGATGTCAAGACTTGGAGGAGTCAGCTTAGGTTCAATCTTAGTAAGAATTATGCTCTCTAATCCCATTAGCCATTAATTTTATTTTTTAATAAGGTAGTCAAAAGCTTGGTTCTTGAAATTGGATCAGGGCAGTCCTCCTTTTTGATTGACGTAACTCCTGAACCAAATACAACTTTTCCGTTTGCTATCTTAACTGACGTATCCTTAGCTGCCGTAGTCGGAGCCACCGCTGTTCCGTATTTGGTAGTCAAATAGGCAAGTCGTTTTTGATCCTGTTTTGTCGCAGGGCTAATGAACTGAGGTTTCTTCTTCTTTCTAGTTGAGGTAATCCAGTTATTATCTGATCCGTTTATTTTATCCGGCGTTGCTAGCATTGATGATAACACTGAGCCGTCTGGCATTTTAAGAATATCGTTAACATCAATCGCAAATGGATTTGAAATTCCATTGTATTTTAACAGAAGACACAAAAAACCTGAAGTTTGATAAAATGTCTTAGAGATCAGGTCGCCTCTCATTTGTAAACCTTCTTCAACTATGTAAGATTTACCTTGATTCACAGTTACTCCTCTAAACGAAACGCTTCGCCTAATCAGGTCAACTACTGAATCTCCGTTTGTTTTGGTAAAATTTCCTTTTTTTCCAAATATTGCAAGTTCTATCATATTTAATTAATTATTTCCATATTGACGTTGATAGTATAGTAATAATAAGCTATCATCTAATTTACTCTTGTCTTGGCCGGTCGCTGTGAATGAGTTACCTACTTTTGCAAAACCATAACCCGTTAAAAATCTGTCCCTGAACGACTGATATGTGTCCTTTTTATTAGCACTAAGGCCTTCATAAATGGCTGCTAGTCTGTCTGGAGTAGATTCAGTACTCGTCAATTGATTCCAAGCAGTATTATTGACTTCACCAAATGTATCTGACTCTGATGAAGTTCTAAGAGCTCCAGCGGTTATTTTGGTTTGACCGTGGTTTAACATTCGTTCGATTGCTGTCTTATCCCTAGGTTTTCCTTGTTTTAAAGTAACTGAGAATGTTACACCAGTCGGAAAATCGTCCGGCCCAATTTCATCGTCCCATGCCATTTTGACGTCTTGACAAAGTAGATCCCCCATCACAAATATAGGATTCATTGGATTTCCAACGACTATATGCCATTCTCCAACGGGTCTATCCGAAAGTGCCGATTTAATTGAGATTAGGTCAGGAATAGCATTTCCCAACATGTCCGGCCGCATTAGGCCTGCCTGTAAAGCTTTTAGGCCAGTTCCAAGAGGGTCTGACACTATGTTACTACCTGCTAGTTTTACTGCACCGATTAGATTTGCGAATAGAGTACCAAACTCAGATGAGTTATTTCCGGCGCTAGTAGTACCCCAGCTCGTTAGGATATTACCAATTGCCTCAGTTGTAGTAGGATCAAACTTTACACCAGTCTTAGGAAAGTACCTTGCCAATTGGCCTAAGAATTGTGCATCTTGATATGTTAAATTCATGAAATTTGAAATAATATCAAGAGCTGCAATCTTTGGGCTCATTCCATTAAACGATCTAAATACGTAATGAAATTTTAGAGAGATCACATTACTGTCCCAAAGTGACTGAACGCCTCTTTGTCGTCTACTTGATTTAGTTATCACATTCACCGGTCCGTATATTCTATTCCAATAAGGGCCGCTGGTCTGATCGTATAGATTTTTTTGATACTTTTGAATTTTTTCATCGAATCCTGAGGCCTGCGACATTTGCTCATCAGTTCCGACCGTTGCAACGTAAGCTGCTGTGATTGCTGACTTTATTTGGTCTCCTCCGGGTACACCAGTGACCAACTTTAATAGTTCATTTAGCGTAATTTCATTACCTTCAATTGTTTGGCCAGTTGCTCCATCTACTGCATTTATTGGTTCCCATGGAATGTCCCAATTAAAAACTCCAAGACTATTTAGGGTATTGGCGGTCTCTCCTCCGAACCAGGTAACGGCTTGGGCTACCGGTATCGCATTTCTGCCATTTCCACCCAATCTTAAAGAGTCGCCTATTGGAAAAGGATACCTACGTAAAGTTATTAATCGGTTATTTGGAATCTTTCCGTAATGCTTACAGTACATAAAATCAGTATGCGAATAGGGTTGAAAACCTATATTTGTAGCTGCTGAAACATCGGCTCCCCATTTGATTAATCGACCAGCCGTTGGATTAGATAAGGTATCTGTCGATGTGTTCCTGAAATTTCTAGCAGATCGAGTAATCGCGTCTTCGCCATTCCGATAAAATTTAATTCGTTCTTCGATCTTTTTTACTAGAGCATCCTTTCCCTGTGCCTTAGCCGACGCTAACGAGTCGGTTAGGGCCTTCGTTCGGATCAAAGTATATGCCCCAGAGTCTCCTACATAGTCCTCATCTTTTTTGAGATTATTTGTAAAGCCAATGAAATGCCCCTCTGCTCTATACGAGGCGCCGGCGTTCAACGGTGCATATTGGAATACCGTGAACTTGTTCATTATTGAACTTACATTGTGCTGTAAAAAACCTTGATCGTTTGCACCAAGTAAATCGACGTTAAACGGAGTCTTCGTTTCTTCGCCAGCTAGCTTTTGCATATAGTTCACTCCCGCGAACGCCAGCGCTGTCGTTAGCGTATTAATTCCTTCTGCCATTAATTGCAATCATTTTAGTTTATTTATCGCAGAAAATAAAAAAGGAAGACACTGTGTCTTCCTGCATTTAGTACTATTGAGAGGCCGATTATCACCATTCACCAATCATGAACTCATACCTGAATTGGCTAGTGTCAAATGACTCATTCATGTGAATTTCCACGCTAGTCGGCTCAATCGGAAAATACTGCCGAGTAAAGTCCCATTCAAACCGGTCCCCGATATTATCATCAATGATTTCAATTGTCGTTGTTACCGTCTCATTTTTAACCTCATTCCAGGTCTCAACCTCAATCACCAATTTCATTCTTTTTGGAATGAATATTATTCGGTCAATCCCAACCGACGTCCAATCGACTATCATATCGTATTCAAGCTCTAGCTTGCGACCTGATAGGTATTCAATCTCGGTTGAATTGACCAAGCCTATTGCTTTAAGTTGAGCATGATCCTCCTCTGACATTCCAGTATCTTTATCATCTATTGTATCAGGATTGTCATACAGATTAATTCCGCGATAGTCAAATTCCGTTTTAAAAATTTCAGGCCTTTGATACAGGTTCTGTGCCAGCCTAAGTTGCTCTGGGCCCTTATATGACTCAGTTATTAAGTAAGACTTGAAAGATTCAATTGCCTTTTCCATTACTTCTTTAGACCTTCTTTTTTTACTAGATCCGCGAAAGACATTGCATATCTCTCGTTAATTCTCTTTTTGCTAGATCTGCCTGTTTTTTCAGCAGCAGTCTTTCTGCTCTTGATCAATTCAATATTGTCAGAATACAGACCCGGCACAATTCTAATTCGATCTCCATTATATTCAATCGGTTCATCCAGTTCAACTTCAAATCGATCGACATCGGGCTCATAGCTGTTTTGATAAATCTCAGAAATGGTACCGGTTGTACCGTCTACCATTTCAATGACGCCGTTTTGTAGCTCTTCCGCGTCCGCTTTAATCATAATTCTGTCTCCGATTGAGAATTTCATACTGGTTCCTTTTTAATTTTTAATGTTAGTGTTCCGGTTCCCTTAATTAGACGATGCCATTCATGTCTTGGAATCCGTATATTATTATTTAACGAGACAGGTAGTGCATTATCCAACTGGATCATCCAGTCCGTCTCATTTTCTGAAATTATTTCTCTAGTCTCATCATCACGATGCCACTTTAACTCTATTGGATCAAGGGCTTGAGAAAATTCTCTAATTAGAACCCCATTCTCTTCATTAAGATTAGTGTACGGCTTTTGCATATTACCAAAATCCTGGATATGTTTTACCGCCCCATAGATGAGCGTATCTGTTAATTCTGCATGCCCAGTAACCGGCAGTGGTTCTGTCATTTTTTAGATGACATTGATGTCTTGCTGCAAAACTTTTACGAGCTTTAGGATTGCTTACTTTTGCAGTTAATCCACCATGGACGTCTCCGAATGCAATTTTTTTAACCTTTTTAGTTTTTGGATTAACGACGTAAACGTAATACTTTTTTGTTCCGCCTCTCATTGGCTTGCCAGTCTCAACGGTCTTTCCGTGATACTCTGCTTCAAATAAAAAGTCCAACGGCACAATCTCACCTCGATATTCTCCAAATCTTCCAAGGTCAGTCTCTTCAAATAAAATCTGATCAATTCCAGTAAGTTTAATCTCTCCTCTGGAGTAGGCTGTTCTAGCTTCAGCCAGGAGCTCAAAATGAGCTTGACTTGCTGGACGATATACTGACTCAGCTATTGAAATACCTTCATCTATATGATAGAGTAGGCTCTCTGATACCAGAGATTCATTAAATTGACTAAATGATTTTACGAGTCTTTGCATATATTATTCTTTATTTAGTGAACCTCCGCACTCGCATACGTCACCTTCATTTATAACAGCCGCTTCATAAGAGGTTCCACATTCATTGCATGTGTAACTACCTTCGGCCATGTACTCTTCATTCTCTGGATTATCAGACATTCTGTCATTATGTTCAGAACGGCGTTTACGGTCAGAGTATTTTCCCTTAGGCCCAAAGTTTTTTAACTTAGCTAAATTCTCTGCTCTGGCCTTAGGATCATAATCTCCCATCGTTCCTTTTACGTTTGTATGAGAGGCTGCTGTAATATCTCTATCGTGAATACCTTCTTCAATATTCTCATTCATTTCACCAATTAGAAAGTTAGCAACTTCTTCAATATCATCCTTTGATGTAGCAATATGATCTACCGCCCAACTATGCCCGTTCTTTAAAATTTGATCTACTTTTCTTGGATCCATTTTTAACATGATCTCAGTCAATCTTTGGATTGTTTCCAAGTTTCCGAAAAGCATGTAGTTCTCAACTTTATGGTGATCATCATGATCGACTTTATCGGTTGAGAATTGGTGCGGCATCATTTCATGATCGTTTGGCTCACTAAAAAAGCTTTCAAATGTTTTAATAATTTTCATTTTATTATCTGTTATTTTGTTCTTTTATAAAATCTGCGAATCCCAATACGGATGAAGACTTCTTCTTTTTCTTTTTAGTATTGCCACCAAGCGAAACGAATTTATCGCCTGAGCCTATCGTATTTTGAGTCGGTGGAGTGATTGGTCCCATTGAGCCTATTGAGCCTGGAACCTGTGGAGTAACTCCAGGGGCTTCGCCTTCCTCAGTAACTGCTTTAGGTTTGGGTTCGTCAACTACCGATGTGTCTAAGATAAAGAGTCTAGAGTAAGCATCCGCTTTCATTTCGCCTTCTCTGCCCTTAACCGCTTTACCTACTGCCTTCGCTGTAGTATTCAAAGTTTTAGCATACAGCGTATGTAGGTGTTTACCGGTTTTAGCAAACGCTTGACCGGCTGCCGTATTTCCTGTAGTATCTTCTCCAAATACAAGTCCCATTAGTGCTTGAGAAGCTTTTCTGAACTTCATTATCTTTGTA